GTTATCCGCCGCGTCAGCATTCTCGCTTGCAGGGTCCTTAGGTAACTGGTTGGTTTCCATTTTCAGGATGCCGTCAATGTCTCTGACGTTCATTGCCTGATAGACACGGTAATACGCCTCGTACATGTTGTGCATTTGCGGCGCACTTTGGGCCAACTGCAACTGAGCCTGAGCCAAGGTAATGCGTTGGGCCGCAGAGAATACATTTGGGTCCGCAATGGGCAATATGGCGACCATATGGGTAAAATCTGATCTTTTTACACATCTAGAGGCGCCGGGGACGTCATATGGGTATTCATCGGGTAGAAATTGCCCAAATCCTGCCGCTAACATCTCGAATTCTTGCGTCTGAGCGTAGTAAAGGCGCTTGTGTATGGCAGAGGTCACAATCGAGCCGCGTTCCAACAGCGCAAGCGTAGTGCCTACAGCGGCCTGTTGGTTAGAATCACCAACTTGCATGTCTGCAGTGCTTGCAAGTCGCTTTCCGGCGTCTACGGTAAAGCCTAGAAGCGTAAATAGGGTCTGGCTTGGCTCTTTGTAAGGCAGGGGCAGCAGTGAACCGCTTAACTCGGCGCCACCGGCGTCAATATCCCGCCATTCGCCCGGCTGAATGGGGTTATCATCGTCAGCAATCCGTGCACCCTTCGCCTTGAAGCCCGCAGGAAGGTTGGATAGCGTGCCTGCGTCAAGAAGTTGACGTAAAGCGGCTGTTGCAGTCTTACTTAGGCCGCCAATCAAGTGAACAAAGCCTAAACCGTAAGCGCCGGGGCCCTCAATCAGCACATAATGCACAAAATACTCGCGACGACGCTTTAATTCGTCATCTTCTAACCAGTTTCTGCGTATTCCGACCACCTGACCGCTGTTTTCGTCAATGGTAACGACGTAAGGCAGCTTGATTCCGGTCTCGTTGTTCTTTTCGTCGACATCTTCGAAGCCCATAAGGTCCAAATTCACTAGGAACTCAAGCAAGAAAATCTCTTCGGGCTCTCCACTTGCAGTTAAACCCGTAATTTTGTCGATTGCATACCTAATTTGGTTGCCGCTGACAGGGTTTTGCTCTGGATCAACCACTACATCGAGGTATTCCCCCGCCACAACGCGCTTTCTGAACTCATTTGAGTCCATTGCAATACGCTGTGTGATTCTTGGGCACTGAGAAATGACACTCGACCCGTTGTAAGGGATATAGAGGTCGTCAGGAAGAACCAAACGACTAACCATACGGCCCAGTTGTTCATCATAATAAACCTTTTTAAATGCAGAACCGCCGTATCCGACGTAAAACAGTAATTGATCAAACTCCGGCGTGTATTCTTTCATCACCGACGTGATCTGGTAATTCATAAAGTCCTGCACGCGCGATGCTTGTTGGACCTTGTCTATGGTTTCTTTGCCTAACGTCTCAGTACGGACAGGGCCGCCTGCGGGCATGAGCTCTTTAAACGCTTGCGACTGAAATTGGACAACGGCTTCTGTCAGCATAGGGTGGACAGCGCCTGCAGCGCCACGGAACGGGCGTGTACGGTCCTCTATCTTCAGGCCGAGCAAATCCATTCCCTTGGAATACATTTCTTCCCAGTCCTGCCTAGAGGCCTTGTCTGCGTCAAATAAAGCCAGTAAGTCAGATGAAATGGCGGCGAGCTCGTCCTCATCAACGACTTCGGCGAGGTTGCTGTAAAACTCAACGTCGTCTTCTTCGTTAACTTCAATGACCGCGCTACCGTCATCCTCAAGGATGATTTCAATATCCGGCTCTTCTTCACCCATCAGTTCAATGATGTCAGTTACTGGGGCCAGATTGACGACTTTATCTACAGGCATGACTTTGTCCTATTTGTATGTGCGGTTGTCATTGTACACGCGCTCTACTGATCCGCCACGTTTGAAATACTCGGGCTCGCCTTTTTTACGCTTTTTAGGGTCTAGTGCGTGTTCAGGACTTTCTAGTGGCCTAGTCTTCACGCCTTTAGCAAGAACTAGCGGGCCAATCTGAATTACTTCTTTTGCCGAGTCTACAGGTTGCCCCGTGGCCTTGTCATAGAAGAACGAGTGGCGATAGGGGTTCATTCCTACCTGCGTCCAGTTTGGATCGTTAATAAACTTTTCGGCTTGTTCTCTGGCAACTTCAGGATCAACATTGCGCCACTTGCCATTCATCCTAGCAAACGGAGCTTTAGCTTTTTCGCCAGTGGCAACACCAAAGGCAGCTTTAGCATTACTGTTAAATTTAACGTCGTCAAGGACGGCTACTTTACCATAACCCAGTGAGCTTCCAGAAGTGCCCGCGCCTTCATGCACGGATACTACCCACGTGTTGTAGTTATTGTAAGCAGGGATATCGAGTCTTGAACCCACCATAGTGCCATCGGCAATCTCTGTGTCTAAACCGATAATGCCCTTGGCTACTTTATTTGCGTCTAGCGCGGATGCAATATCTTCAAACGAAGCTATTCGAGGGACGTCCGTTAGGGGGGTAATAGGGCGAAGGCGGTCTACTTCTTTCGAGTAGTCCGAGATAGATATCTCGCCCCTGCCAAGCTTTTCTGCTGCCTCAGCAAGTTCGGGAGTTTGTTCCTGCTTAAAATCGCCTTTATTAGCTTCACGCCAATCTTTGCGCTGCTGCTCGGTTACTACTTGATTCCCTTGCTCAAGTTTAAGCTCATTGCCTGCATTCCGGGCAGTGTCATCTAGGCCTTTTGCGGCAGGGGTAACTGCTCCTAGCGCCTCATCCTGTAACCTTACAGCGTCGTCGTAGTCCGTAACTACAGGA